AATCAATATCCCACAGTTTATTTACTGTGCTTACTAACTTACTCTCTACTTCTACGACTACATCTATCATAGCCTGCTGCTCGTCAGGGTGTACATCCACCACCATACTATCATGAACTGTATTAACAATGCAACTTTTTAAACTCCTCTCATTCATTACTCTCTCCATCATCAGCATTGACACAGGCACAATATCTGCCGTAGCAAAGGACTGAACAGGATAGTTTTTAATCTTGGTAAAGTGTGTGACTGTACCATCTTTCCTTCTTGACACATCGGGGAAGCTGAACTGCCTACCCGAAGGTGTTGTAATCTTTCTCTCTGTTAGAGCCTCAGTTGCTAAGCGTCTATGCCACCCAGCTATACCCCTATACTTCTCTAAGAAGTGACTGTAGTACTCAGCCTCCGCAGGTGTACGACCATAGCCTGATGCACCATACAATGGAGCAAAGGTATGTTCCTTAGCAGCCTGTCGTGAGATAGGTTGACCTGCATTAGCAATGATGTCTGCTGTGTACTGGTGAACATCAAAGCCTTCAATGACTTCTTTGATAGCTAATGCATCCTGAGATAGATAAGCTGCTGCACGGAACTCTAACTGCCCGAAGTCAGCCTCCATTATCTTACCACCAGCCCAACGAGATATGAACACTCTCTTTACCGGGAACGTACCACCCCTAGGCATGTTCTGCATATTAGGATTTCTCCCTGACAGTCTAGCCGTTGAAGTAATGTGCTGAGTAAGTTGTACATGTAGCATACCATCTGCCTTAGTATACTTCTCAATGCCACCTACAAAGGAGGACAAGTAAGATGATACAGCGTTAAGTCTACGTAGCTTAGCTAAGAAGTCTGCCTCACGTACCATGCCCTTACCTTTAGCTGCTGCCTCTAATGTCTCAAGGATACCCTTACCCGTACTGAAGCCACTAGCACTAGCCCATGTAGCCTTAGGAGGTGAGAACTTAAGACCTGCCAGTACCTTAGTATTAGCTAGGGTAAAGCCTTGACGATTACATTCCTTACAGATGTTCTTGTTCTTACGTGGCTTACCCTTAGTAGTAAGTAACTGAACCATACCTGTACCGCTACACATGAAACACTTAGATGCCTTAGTCTTATAGACAGGGCCAGTCATAGACTTCACAGCTTCCTTGAACTTAGCATCTGACATGAATGCATTGACTGTCAAGGCCCATGTCTTCTTATCTACAACCTTACGTGAGAAGACTAAGGTGGATAGTTGTTCAGGTGAGTTGATGTTTACCGGTGTATCACCCATCAATTCCTCAACGAACTCCATCAGTTCTTCTTCTAGCCTAGCTCTCTCCTCTTCAAACTCTGTCTTTACCTTAGCTAACTCTACTAAGTCTACCTTAATACCTCGCTTGTAGATCAAGCCCAGTTCATAGCAGGTATCCATAGTAATGTCAGTCACTGACTGCATACTGCTGTTCTCTTTGTTAGCAAAGCGTTCCATCTGCTTATTGTACACACCCAATGTGGAGCGTAGGTCATAGCGTAGGTACTCGTCTAACTCAGCAAAGGGAATATCCTTTGTAGATGTGCCAGTCTTCCAGTAGTCTGACATAGTATCCAGCTTCTGTTCTTCTAACTGGTACTGAGAAGATACAAATGCTAAGGATAGTGGAGCCTTGACACCCTTGTTAAGTATGTACTCACCTAACATAGTGTCATAGATCTTACCCTCGTACTTGAACCCACACTCCCATATCCACGTAAGGTCATACACTGCATTGTGACACACAAGCAGGGTGGTAGAGTCTAGGATGTTCTGTGTAATTATATGACCATCTACTGTTGGTGGTTCGTCTGAGTGAGTAAAGGTGACTACAGTTTCAACACCCTCCTGTAACATACCCACCATTACCAATTCATTCTCCGCTTCAAACGGATCAAAGTGCTGCTTGCCATCCCTCTTACAGGTGGTGTTCTCTACATCCAGTATAGTAATCATAACGCACCTCTTATATATTTAATTGCTCTCTTCAAACGTGGTACATCATCATTGAAACATCCTAATGCTCTGTTGCAACTATGACATAACCAACCTCTGAAATCATCTGTGGTGTGGCAATGATCTAGTACCCATGCAGACGAGTTACCTCCCTTACCCTCTGCCTGTTGTTCATCACATAAACAAATGGGACACTCGTACCCTGCAGGTGGCTGACCATGTAATTCCTTTAAGCCTTTACGTACCTTGGCTAAGTCGGAAGCACACACCTTACACTCTGGCCTTAGGTAACTACCCCCACTGGAAGTAGAGAAGGCGCTTAGAGGTAAGGTGTTGACACATTTAGAACAGATCTTATTATCCTCACATGCAGGGTCTGCGGTGTAGTGGTCAAGAAATAATTCTATTTGGTCATACTCCATATCTTGCAATCCTTCCATCAAGCATACAGGTAACCTTACCATGCCATCCAGTTAGTTTATTCTTAACTATATTGATGTGACGCATAGGATCTTCCATAGTATCATCATCCCCAATAGCAGGGTTCTTAGCAATCAGTAACATGAGGTCAGCCTCGGATGCCTTGCCTGTCTTTGAACCTTCCATCATAGATAGGTTGAGGATTACCTTACCCTCTGCCTCTGCACTTAGCTGTGACATATAGAATATAGCACACTCGTACTGCTTGGCAATGTCTCTTGCATAGATAGCATTAGCCTTGAGCATCATATCCTCACGGGCAGCACCATTAAGTCTAGCAAACTTGTCACCCATATCTAGGATAACAACATCAGGTTGGTAGGACTTAACGACTGACTCAACCCAAGTCATATCCTTACCTGTTGCATCAATGAACTTAACCTGATCCTTAATCTTCTGGTACTTAGCCATAGCTGCTGATGGGTTATCCCTGATCTGATTCAGTGTCATACCTGTTGAGGCATTCAAGTAACGTGACGCTACCCTGTGTACTGCTTCCTCATTGCACAACACTATACACTGTGCTCCCTGCTCTGCAAATCCCTTAGGGCCAGCAATAAAGGAAGCGTGGCTTGAAGTCTTACCTGTCTCAGGTCTGGCTCCAATCATAATCAAGTGACCACCGTTAACACCCTCCACTTTCCGTGACAAGGTAGGTAGATTGAATGTCCACTGAGCCTCAAGGTCACACTTAGTAAGCAGTGCATCTAACTCTATGTCAGCCCAATCAACTGACATGTTAGGTGTGAAGTCTTCATTGTAGTTCTCAAGGATAGCCCGTAATGGTTCAAGGGATGTGTGTTCCCCATTAACATATTCAAATCCTAAGTTGGCTACCTCTTCCCCTACTAGCTGACGGAACATATCAGAGAGTACATCCCCTGCTATATCAGCACCCATCACTACTTCCAAGTCTATCTTATCAAAGACACTCTGAAAGGAATCCTTCTGTGCTGTAGTTATTGTGGGGTTCTTAGTGAAGAACAATGCCTCCACCTCTACTGGTGTTACTGACCTACCATACTTAGTGATTGCACTGTCAATGGTAGCCTTAACCTTACGACCATCCTTACTAAAGATATTGTTGGGGCAACGTATGCCCTTGTGATTGTCATGGAAGTCTTTATCCATGAGTGTTCGTAGTAATGCTAATTCCATACTGCTCTCCATGATTGTGTATACTGTAGTGTACATGTAGTACACTTTAATGTACATAAAATTGTAATATGTACACACTATAAAGCGCCCTAGTGATCCATGTGTGTTACTTCAATGTCTTTACTCATTCGTCACTCTCCAACTTATACGCATACCCATCAGCTAGACCTAAGATTTCGTAGCCTATGACTGGGTAATAGTCTGCATCCTTCCATACGTTACCCGCTTTAGTAACGCTAGATAACCCTGTTGAGTGTTGAAGCCTCCCTCCACAGATAGTCAAAAGTTTAACCCTAAACCCCTCTGGCAAAGGACAATCACCGCCATCATGGAGCATTTTGTGGTTCATACGTGGTCGGCACTGTCTCCAATACAAACCATCATCTTTATGATAATTATTTATATGGATTCTGGTTAACTTTCCAATATGAAGAGTATCTACTTCAGGATCACTAAACTCACAATCAATCCCACTCTTAATAAAGTGATGCATGTTGATGATCTTGTTGGTTGGTTTATTCATGGTCGTTTCTCCTTTGTAGTATAAGAAGCTATATCGTCAAACAAATTGTAGTAGTTAACAGCAGAAGCAACACTGCTCCCACCCCTGCCTATGGCAAGGCCACACTCTCTGTAGCTCAGTCCAGAAGCACGTAGCTTCACTACTTCTGCTAACTCCCCCTTAGAAAAGGCCTCAAGTACACCCTCTGTCTTACGTAGATGGTCACCTATCTTAGGCGCGAAGACTATGCTCATGCCATTATCCCCTCAAGAAGTTCTTTTCTTTTTGTTCGTATCTCACTATGTAGATTGTGATGGTTAATAGCGTTAGCTACACCACCCTGACCCCTGTGTATAAGCTTACTAATTTGGATGAAAGAAAAGCCATGAACCCGTAGGGTTACTAACCTTTGCAACTCCTGCTTTGTGTACAGGTGTTTCCTACGCTCCACTACATCCTTCTTAGGGGGTGGCTTAGATCCAGAAAATACTACGGGTATTGTAGGCTTAAACACAAGGCTCATTGTCTTGCTCCTTAGTAGGTCTGCAGTCCCACTCTTCAATGATAGTGCTAGGGCTAAGACCTAACTTAACCCTGTCCTTAGGGCGAGTGTCTTCTCCAATAGGAACAACCTTACCAACGAAGATATTGTTAAAGTTGTCTTGGTACTCGGACGATGTTTGAACCTTAGTCTTAATCTCGTCACCTGTTACATCATTCTTAGTCGTCATGACTAGTCCTCCCAAATTGTACCACGTTTATATAATTGAATGGCTGTGTTTAGATCGCAGTCAAAGCCTTCCATAATCTCTATGAATACTGTCATGAACATCATGCTACTGCCCCCTTAAAGAAGTCTATAAGGCACTGGTCTTTTGATTCGTTACCTACTAGAGAGTTAAGAACAAAGGGTAGCCCATCCTCATAAGAGTAATCAACACACACTAACACAGGTACACTACGGAATCCCATATCTATAATGGCATTGCGATGTACTGACTCATGTGTATCCAATATGCTGACGTACTCCATTAAGCCTAGCACTTCTAGTCGTGCCTTCAATGATGAACAGGGAGCACAGTCCTGCTTAGTATATAATTTATATTCTGGCATTACTTCTTCTCCTTAAAATACTTATCTATAAGTTTCTTACCTATGTATAGTATAGCAGCCAGCACCACTAACATGCCAGCCTCAAGATATAGGTTACCTACGCTGCTGTCCACCTCAAGTACCGACAGTGCTATCCTGCTAGTCTCATTCATCCTTTGGCCTCTTTATCCACGTTACCCACTCGTCACCACTCATGAAGTCTTGCAGCACTACCCTCAATGCCGTGAGTACTTCTTTGTTGTGTTCAAAGTCTTCTGGATGTGTACCCTTATCCTTTTGAAAGGAATTAACTACATCATAATAATCCTTTAGACCCTCACGTAAGATAACATCTAACACCTCGTCCGTGAACACCTTACCTATTGCTTCTAATGCTGTTGTACTCATAGTATGTACCCCTTAAGTATCTCTATGGCAAGGTATATAGTGATTGCTATTATCCCTACGTACACTGCCCCAACTATAAACTCTTTTAAATTATCCATCACTCGTCCTCCTCATAAGTACCCTCTTCTACAAGGGTTGTATACAAATACATGCAGTCCCTGTCCTCTTCCCACTGCCGTACTATTAATGCCTCTCTACTCGTTGCTGTAGAGATTAGCTGAGAAGAGTAGATGCCGTCACTAAGGTAAAACTCACCCCACAATTCCCATTTACCTGTGCCTTTACCCATCCCCCATCCTCCTAAGTTTGTTAAGGTCAACCTCCAACCTATACTTTATATCATCTTCAAGCTTCAATGCAACTGCTTTCTTTATATGCCTACGCAGTTCCTTAACATGTTGCAAGGACTTCATACTGGCATCAGGGTCTAGTGCTACTATCACCCTGTCATAATCATTCAAGGCTACAGCGTGACTCTCCATTAGGCTAGTACCTAACAGTGCCACACCTACATAACCTTCTGAAGCACAGACACTAGCACTGATAGCATCCTCTACCACAACAGCTACTCTACCACTACCCACTATGAATGGTAAGCCTGAACCTCCATACCTCTTCCATTTAGGTGTCACCACCTTGTTCAATGTCCTACCCGTAGCATCATACAGTATATGATTCTTAATGATGGGGAAGATAACTCTGCTATCCTTTATATCCCATAGGTGTTTGCCTACACCATGTATGCCCCAGTAGGTGAGCCAGCCAATAGCTTCATCAGGTAGTGTTCTTGTCACACTCATAGGGAACTCAATAGGCTCCAGTTCAGGGGTAACTTCTCTACCCTGCATCAACTGTCTAATGTCATTAGCTGTTAGGTGGCCTACGGTGATCCCCCGTGTACCACAGGAGGCACTAAAGCATTGCCACTTGAGAACACCCATATCATTAGATGCACCAAAGGTATTCTGCCTATGGCATACAGGACAGTTCTGTCTGACTGAGTACCCTACTGGTAACTCTAAGTCCACTACGTATTGTC